TGTAATGATGACTTAGCAATGTGTCTTGTTATCTTCTCTTGGTTGGTTGCTCAAGACTACTTCAAGGAAATGACTAGTAACGATATTCGTAAGAGAATATATGAAGAGCAAAAGAATCAGATAGAACAAGATATGGCACCATTCGGGTTTATCTTAGATGGTTTGGATGAAAGTACATTTGTAGATGAGACTGGAGATAGATGGCATACTGATGAATATGGAGATCGTTCCTATATGTGGGACTATTATTGATGGACTTAGAAGACCAGATAAACTTAGAACACATTCTCCTTTTTGATAGGACGTGTAGAGTTTGTGGTGAGACTAAGAACTTGATAGATGACTTTTATCTGACTAGAAAGGGCAGGGGTGCTTTACCTTCTGCCTATTCTTATGAGTGTAAGGAATGTACAAAAAAGAGAGTTTTGTCCAATAAAAAGAAACCAACATCTTTAGAAATGTGGGAATATCCTGACTGGTAGCGGTTCACGCACGGTTTCCCCATTCAAACTACAATTTTTAATAAATAATTTCAGAATAATTCTGGACTAAGGAGAATAGAAGATGCCGCTAAATTTAGCATCTCCTGGAATTGTAGTAAGAGAGGTTGACCTCACCGTTGGTAGAGTTGATGCTACCAGTGGTGCTGTTGGCGCTATCGTCGCTCCCTTTGCTAAGGGACCAGTCGATGTGCCTGTTCTTGTTGGTGATGAAGCCGACCTACTGAAGAATTTCGGTGAGCCATACAATACCGATAAGCATTATGAGCACTGGATGGTTGCTTCATCATATCTCGCATATGGTGGCAATCTTCAAGTTGTTAGAGCAGACGACGACGCTCTAACTAATTCTTTTGTTGGTTCCGCAACAAGCATTAAGATCAAGAGCACTGAGCACTACGGTCAACTAGGTTATCAGGAGAACACCATTAGCGGTGTTACTTTTGCTGCTAGAAACCCTGGTTCTTGGGCAAATGGTGTTAGAGTCGCCACCATTGACGCTAAAGCAGACCAAATCATTGCTGGTGTTCAAACAAGTGCCACACTCCCAACTATCGCTGTTGGATATGGCATCACTCAAGCAATTTCTTCAACTCTACCAGGTTCTGGTTCAACCAGCACCCTCGATGGACACTTGAAGGGTATTGTTACGGGTATCAGTGGTTCTGGTACTTCTGCCTCACCATATTCACTTCAAGTTAAAGTTCTTTCACACGTTTCTGCTGCTGGAACTGAGACTTCGGTTGACTACCAACCTGCTGGTGTTTATGCTTTCTCAGCATCTGGTTCCGTTGCTATCCACACCAGTGGTCAAGCAACTGCGGTAGGTCAGACAGCATATACCTCAAGACAAGACTGGTTCGATCAGCAGACCATTTCACTTTCTAGTGGAACAACTATTGCTTGGAATACACTGGTTGATAGACCAGCAACTTCATCTTACGCTGCTGCCAGAAACTCAAGATTTGACGAGATCCACGTTGTTGTCATCGACGACAAGGGAACAGTAAGCGGAAACGCTGGAACCATCCTTGAGAAGCACGTAGCATTGTCTAAAGCAAAGGACGCCGAGTACTCGGTAGGTTCTAGCGCTTATTGGAGAAAGTATCTCTATAACGTTTCAACCAACGTTTTCGGTGGCGCTGCTCCTGCTGGTATCACGACAACTGCATTCAGCAGCAGCTTCACACTTGCTACCGATATCGGTTGGGACCAAGATGCTGACGGAGTTAACTTCGCTGCTTCTGGAAGCAACACTTACACTCTTGGTGGTGGTAAGAACTATGATGACGGAACTGACCTGACATCCTCAGGCGCTCTGACTTCAACTCTCGCCAAACTATCTTCTGGTTACGGTCTCTTTGAGAATACCGATAACTATGATGTTGACTTCCTGTTGATGGGTTCAGCAAACTATGCTAAGGAGACTGCACAAGCTCTTGCTAACAAACTCATCGCAGTTGCTGAAGTAAGACAAGATGCTATCGCATTCATCTCACCATATAGACTCGGATTCCTGAACGACAGTTCTGTTGGTTCAGTAACCGTTAACTCAGACTCCGATATCACTGATAATGTTCTGAGTTTCTATGCTCCTATCACTTCATCGTCTTACGCTGTATTTGATAGTGGTTATAAGTACACCTACGACAGGTTCTCTGACACCTTCCGCTATATTCCACTGAACGGTGATATTGCTGGTCTGTGTGCTAGAAACGACCTGAACAACTTCCCTTGGTTCTCACCAGCAGGTACTGCTAGAGGTGCTATCCTCAACGCAGTCAAGTTGGCATACAACCCAAGCAAAGTTCAGAGAGACAAGTTGTATTCTAACAGAATCAACCCTGTCATCTTCTCGGCTGGTGATGGTATCGTTCTATTCGGTGATAAGACTGGTTTCGCCAAGGCTTCCGCATTCGATAGAATCAACGTTCGTCGCCTGTTCATCTACCTGGAGCAAGCAATTGCTGCTGCCGCTAGAGACCAACTCTTCGAGTTCAACGACGAGATCACAAGAACCAACTTTGTCAACATCGTTGAACCATTCCTACGTGATGTTCAAGCCAAGAGAGGCATCTTTGACTATGTTGTTATTTGTGACGAAACAAATAACACTGCTGCTGTTATCGACAACAATGAGTTTGTCGCTGACATCTTCATCAAACCAAACAGATCGATCAACTTCATTGGTCTGACCTTCGTTGCTACCAGAACTGGGGTTTCCTTCTCGGAAGTCATCGGTAACGTTTGATAGTTTACTTTATTAATCAACCTTAGAGGCAAACAAAAATGGCAACCAGAAATCAACTTAATCCACCCCCACTAAGAAAGATTACTGACTTTAAAAGTAAACTATCTGGTGGTGGAGCTCGCTCAAACCTATTTGAGTGCGAGCTCTCTTTCCCAAGCACAGTAAACGTTGAAGGTCTGAATGATATCCTTAACAAGGCACGTTTCCTTGTTAAGGCTGCAAACCTTCCAGCATCCACTATCGCTCCTATTGAAGTTCCCTTTAGAGGAAGAACTCTCAAAATTGCTGGCGATAGAACGTTTGAAACCTGGACTATCACAGTTATCAACGACACTGACTTCTCTATTCGTTCCGCTTTTGAAAAGTGGATGAATACCGTAAACAGAGTTTCTGATAATACTGGAACAACTGATCCAGCAGACTATCAAGCAGATGCCTATGTTTACCAACTTGATCGTAATGGTGGCACCTTGAGAAAGTATCATTTCTATGATGTTTTCCCAACTCAGGTATCATCCATCGAACTTTCGTATGATGCTCAGGGTATCCAAGAGTTCACTGTTGAACTACAAGTTCAGTGGTGGGAAGCAGTCAAAGGTAACGCTGCTAATTCTGGCGGAGAAGACATTAACTAAATAGTCAATAATAAGCAAACAGTTATACGATGGCAAGACTTTTTGGTTTCTCTATTGACGGCGACCAAAAACCACCTTCAGTTATTTCCCCCGTTCCTCAAACCAATGAGGACGGGGTTGATCATTATATCTCTAGTGGTTTTTACGGTCATTACTTAGACATCGAAGGTGTTTATAAAACAGAGCATGATCTAATTAAAAGATATCGTGAGATGGCACTTCATCCAGAATGTGATGGTGCCATCGAAGATGTTGTGAATGAAGCCATCGTTAGTGATCTTTATGATTCCCCAGTTGAAATTGAGTTATCAAACTTAAATGCAAGTGACAAACTAAAGAAGGTTATAAGAGAAGAGTTTAAGTATATTAAAGAAATTATGGACTTCGATAAGAAGTGCCATGAAATCTTTAGAAACTGGTATGTTGATGGTAGAGTATACTACCTCAAGGTCATTGATATCAAGAATCCTCAGGCAGGTATTCAAGATCTGAGATACATTGACCCAATGAAAATGAAGTTTGTTCGCCAAGAAAAGAAGGTGGACAAGAGAGGTCTTGCTATCGCACAAGCGATCAATAAAGGAAAAGAAGAAGAAAACGTAGTAGAACCACAACTTGAAGAGTATTTTATTTACACACCAAAACCAAACTATCCTAGCGGAACTTTCAGTGGTGCTGCAAATAAAACAAAGGGAGTAAAGATTGCGAAAGACTCCGTTGCATATTGTAGTTCTGGTTTAGTAGATAGAAATAAAGGAACTGTTCTATCTTATCTACACAAAGCAATCAAAGCACTCAATCAACTTAGAATGATTGAGGACTCTCTGGTTATCTATCGTTTGTCCAGAGCACCCGAGCGTCGTATTTTCTACATTGACGTTGGTAACCTACCTAAGGTAAAGGCGGAGCAATACCTCAAAGAGGTTATGTCCCGCTACAGAAACAAACTTGCTTATGATGCATCAACTGGAGAGATCCGTGATGACCGCAAGTTTATGTCCATGATGGAAGACTTCTGGTTGCCTAGAAGAGAAGGTGGTCGCGGTACTGAGATCACCACCCTACCTGGTGGTCAGAATCTGGGAGAACTCTCAGATATCGAATACTTCCAAAAGAAACTTTATAGAGCACTTGGAGTTCCTGAGTCTAGAATTGCTGCTGATGGTGGTTTCAACCTTGGTCGTTCTTCTGAGATTTTGAGAGACGAACTCAAGTTTGCTAAGTTTGTTGGTCGTCTGAGAAAGCGTTTTGCTCAGATGTTTAACGACCTACTAAGAACTCAACTCATCTTGAAGAACATTGTTACTCCCGAAGATTGGGAAGTAATGTCTGATCATATTCAATATGACTTCTTGTATGACAACCAGTTTGCTGAACTGAAAGAATCAGAAATGCTTCAGAGCAGACTTGGTAATCTTGCAACTATTGAACCATTCATTGGTAAGTACTATTCAACTGAATATGTGAGAAAGAAAGTTCTCCGCCAAACTGACTCTGAAATCATTGAGATTGATGAGCAGATTGAAGATGAAATTAACAGAGGTATTCTTCCAGACCCATCACAAATTGACCCAATAACTGGACAACCACTACCACAAGATCCTATGGCAATGGGTCAAGACCCAATGTCTATGGGACAAGATCCTATGGCAATGGGACAAGTTCCTATGGAACCAGACTTAGAAGCGCAAGCAGCAGCAACTGATGCTCAGATGCAAAAGGACGCTAAAAAGGCTGAGATATAAATATAGAATATATAACACTTAACTTTTCATGGATAATATTATCGACTTGATTGCAACAGATTCTAGTGCTTCGGATGTTTCCGATGCTATCAAGAGTGCTCTGTTTGCAAAAGCCGCCGAAAGAATTGATGCCGCTAGACCACTTGTAGCAGCGTCTATGTTTGGTGACGAATATGAGGGTGAGCAACCTGAACAAGAAATTGAACAAGAACCACAAGAGGATCAAGAATAATGGCAAGAACTTTGCTCTTGGCGGATGAAATAAATCTGCCAACTACAACAGGAACTGCTACTAGTTTTACTAATGCTACTGTTGTTCGTCTTGTTAATAACTCTGCAAGTGCTGCACTGGTTACTGTTGTTGAGACGCAAAGTGGAACTGGAATTGGTTCTATGACCATGCCCGCAAATTCCGTTGAGTATCTTGAGAAGCAACCATCATATTGTGTATTTGCTAGTGCCGCAACTGTCAAGGGTGCAAAAGTAGGATTTACCGCATAAACAAATGAAACTCATCACAGAAGAAATTTCAAACGTACAGATTATCACCGAAGGAAAGGGTGCTAACAAGAAGTTGTACATCGAAGGTGTATTTCTTCAGGGCGAAATCAAGAACCGTAATGGGAGAATGTATCCCATTCAGACCCTTGCTAACGAAGTAAAGCGTTACAACGAAAACTTTGTTGTTAAAGGTCGTGCTCTTGGTGAACTCGGTCACCCCGATGGTCCTACTGTCAACCTTGACCGTGTTTCACACAAGATCACTTGTCTGACTCAAGAAGGTAACAACTTCAGAGGTAAGGCACAAATTCTTGAAACTCCAATGGGTAAGATTGCTAAGTCTCTTCTAGAGTCTGGTGTCTCACTTGGCGTTTCTTCTCGTGGTGTTGGTTCACTTAAGATGACCAACGAAGGTCATAAGATTGTTGGCGAAGACTTCCAGTTAGCAACTGCTGCTGATATCGTTGCCGACCCTTCTGCTCCTGATGCTTTCGTTAACGGAATCATGGAAGGAAAAGAGTGGGTTTGGGAAGGTGGAATCCTTCGTGAGCAACTCGCAGAAAGAACTGTAAAGCGTATTAACACTCTAGTTGATCAAAGAAGACTTGAAGAGCACAAACTACAACTCTTCAACGATTTCTTATCAAATCTGTGATTTATAAATAAATATAGATTATACCAAAGTTAATCAAAAGAAAATGTCCGCTGATAGCAACTTACAGGAAATGGAAAACGTAGTAACACAAAACGCTGCACCTGCTGAACCAATGCAAGCTAGCGGTGTTCCTTATGAGGATCTTGGTGGTCCTACCCCCGAGAACTCAAGACCCGACGATGACTCCAACAAACTGGAGACTCCAGGCAAGACCCTTGCTCAGGTCAAAAATGTCGTAAACGCCAAGGCTGTTAAGGCTGAGGAAGTTGAGGCTGATGAAGAGCAAGAAATCGTTGCCGAAGAAGAGGAAGTAACCGAAGAGGAAATCACCGAAGAGGAGATTTCTGAAGAAGAGGTAACTGAGTCTGAAGAGGAAGTCGTCGCTGAAGCAGAGGAAACCGCAGAACCAGAGTTCAGCATCGAAGAAGATGTTCAAGCTCTATTCGAAGGTGAAGAGCTTTCCGAGGAGTTCCAAGAGAAAGCACGCACTATTTTCGAAGCTGCTATCAAAACGAAGGTTGATGAAATCAAAGAAGACCTTCAAGGCGCATACGAATCTGTTCTAGTAGAAGAGATCGAAACTATTAAAGAAGGTCTGACCGAAAGACTCGACGCATACCTTGAGTATGTTGCCGATGAGTGGATCCAAGAGAACGCTCTCGCCGTTGAGCACGGTCTGAAGACCGAAATGACCGAATCGTTCCTAACTGGAATGAAGAGTCTTTTTGAAGATCATTATGTAACCATCCCTGAAGATAGATATGATGTAATCGAGAGCATGGTAGATAAACTTGATGAAATGGAAGGTAAACTCAACGAGCAAATCGAAAGAAACGTTGCTCTAAATAAGAGACTAGCTGAGTCAGTTGCAGATGTAATCTTTGCAGACGTTACTGAAGGACTTGCCCTTTCCCAGAAAGACAAGCTCGCTACTCTTGCCGAAAATGTTGAGTTTGACAGTGAAGCAGACTATCGTGAGAAGCTGGTAACTTTGAGGGAGTCATACTTCCCAGCTGCTGGCGCTCAAAGAGATCACTCAGAGACCATCTCTGAAGGCACCGAGGTTGCTGGTTCAACATCAGCATCCCCACTAATGGAATCCTACATGGATACTCTGAGAAGAGTCGCTAAAAAGTGATTTCTAAATAATAACAGTTCAAACTAAACTTTTTTAAAGAGGTAAAATTCAAATGCAAATGCCCCTAAACGAGCATCTGCAGGAGAAGTGGGCACCCCTTCTGGACTACGAAGGAATGGATCCTATCAAGGATGCACATCGTAGAGCCGTTACTGCTCAACTCCTGGAGAACCAAGAAGTCGCTCTCAAAGAAGAGCGTGAATTCCTTTACGAATCACCCACCAACGCTGTTGGTAACGGTGGTTACACCTCCTCAGGTGGTCAGACCGTTGCTGGTTTCGATCCAGTTCTGATCTCCCTGATCCGTCGTTCAATGCCTAACCTGGTCGCCTATGACCTCGCTGGCGTTCAACCAATGAGCGGACCTACTGGACTCATCTTTGCGATGCGCTCCAAGTATAAGACCCAAGGTGGTTCTGAAGCTCTGTTCGATGAAGTCGATACCGCCTTCTCTGGTCAGGACAGCAACTTCAACCGCTCCAACGGTTTCACCGCTGGTGCTGTTGGTATGGGTACAACCGGTCAGGTTGGTTCTAACCCTGCTGCTCTCAACCCAACTTCGGGTATTACCGATAAGACCTATAGCGTAGGTCAGGGTCTGCGTACCGACGATGCTGAGAACCTAGGTGACGGCATCGGTGCGTTCAACGAGATGGCATTCTCGATCGAGAAG